GATCGGCGGCTGTCGCACCCGTGATAACCCGAACCAACTTGGTCATCGAGTAACCCGCAGCGTTGGTGCCCGCAAGCTGTTGACCACCGCAGAAGATGCGGTCTGCAGGCGTGTTGTCCCAGGCAGTGCAGCCAGCCGTCGTATTGGTGTCGGTACCCCTAACCAGAAATGTCTGGTAGCCGTAGTTGGGTAGCTTGAGTGTGTCGCCGAGTCCTGCGCCGTAGAGCGCACCACCAGCCCTGCGCTTGATAATTATTTCCGCGTGACGTCCGTTGCCGATCAACGGCACAATGCGCATCAACTGTGCAAATGTGGCGAGGGCAACCCCAGGCGCTGTGGCGGAAAGGTTAGTGGCAGGAGCTGCGTCTATGTACCCAATGTTGGTATCGCTACCTGCGTCGCCATCAACGATGAAGAAACGGACCTTCGTGATGTCCCAATCAGCGCCTGCAATACCCGCGCTACTACTGAATTCGTCCACCACCAAAATTCCGTCAACCGTGGTACCTGCGCCTGCGCCTTTCGCTTTGGCCGCGATTGCGATGACCTGGCTTGACGATGCCGCGTTGTCGACGCGAACTAAACCCTCTGTAGAATCAGAGACGAGCCGATCACCGCGGACAACAGCGCTCGCATTCAGAATGCGCAAGATAACGCGCTGGCCCATAATAGTCGCAACGGACACTGGGCTGCCAGGGTTCGCTGCGCTGAGCGCGATACCCACAACTAAGGGTGAACCGATAGTTGTCGTCCGCTTCACGCCGTTATCGACGGTCGAATCCCGAATCAGCAGGTCATGCAGCTCGATAGGGTTCGTTCCGGTGTTGGTGAACACCGTCCCTAAAAAGACTTGTTCATGTGCCACCCAGGCAACTTACACTAGGGGGATCACGTTGCCAATAAAGGGACTGCGCGATAGAGTGCAGTTTGGAGGTCCACCTTGTCCGACCTGAAACGCGTAAACCCAGCAGGCAGCTTCGCAGACCATCGGACCATTGCCGGGACACCTGCAGCAGAATCTGCAACCCTGAGTGATGCGAACTTCCCACCAGCTAACGCATTGCATTGCGCAGGTGCTAAAACCATCCTTGTGTACTACGACGACGACAGCGGTGGCGCAGGGACCATAACTTTCCAGCCGTTAATTCGAGACGGTGTCAACGGACTTTGGCTCCCGCGCCCCACAGTAGTTGTAACCGGCAGAAGCCCCGCTGAAATAACTGTTTTCGGCGCAAACGAAGTGTTTCTGCGTGTCAACGCTGTCGCCGCGCCGGGCAATAATGCCAAGGTTCGCGCAGCGGTCGGCGAGTGGATGAGCGCGCGTAGCGGTTAACGCATGGCTGCCTCCAAAAAGCCTGAAACCAAGGGCGCAAAAACTACCCCGGTACTCAAGGCTAAGGTCACGGAAATCTCGTCAACCAGTACCGCCCTGGATAAACTGCATGAAGCGATCCAGCGGCAGACCGGCATCGACGGTGTACTTACGCCCCCCTACAACCCCGAGGGTCTAGCACGGTTGGCGGAAGGCTCGGCTATTTTGCCGCAGTACGTTGACGCTATTGCGACAAATGTTGACTCATTCGGTCATAACTATATTCCGACCCTCGATTTCGGCAACCTGGACATTCGCACTCGCCTTGCAGATGCCATCGAAGTCGAGCGGCTAGAAGACGTAAAGATCGACGACACAACGTTGGTTGAGACTATTTCGGAAAAAGACATTGACGCGGTACTACATAAGACAAGGATAAGTTCAAAAATAGAACTCAACAAACTGCGTCGATTCTTCGGTGCATGTTGTCCGGATTACAGCTTCATCGAGCTGCGTATGCGAACGCGGCAAGAACAGCTCATAACAGGTAACGCGTACTGGGAAATCTTGCGCAACAAGAGAGGCGAGCCAAGTCGACTCGTGCTTGCGTCCACAATAACTATGCGGTTGCTGCCGCGGGATGATGCTCCCGTCACGATCACTGAGTGGACACAGATTTCGGAAATCAAGTGGGTAAAGATTCCACAGCAACGTTTTTTCCGCCGATTCACAGAGATCAATCCGAAGACAAACACACCAATTGTCTACTTCAAAGAGTTCCAAGACCCTCGTTGCATCTCACGCAAGACCGGCCAAATATTCGTTAACGAAAAAGCTTTCGAAGCTGCAAAAACGAAAGGCACAATTCCGATTGATGACCTCCCAGCTTCAGAGATTCTGCACTTTAGCGTACCCGCGTTGACGACACCGTACGGTGTTCCGCAATGGATCGGTAACCTGCCTGCTGTTCTCGGTTCACGCGAGTTGGACGAGGTTAACCTTGCTTATTTCGAGAACAAGACTGTCCCTCCGCTAGCACTGCTTGTGTCAGGTGGACGTCTTGCTCGGGGTGTTGTACCCCGACTAGAAGAATTCATTGAGAGCCAGGTAAAGGGCAAACGCAATTTCCACAAAATCCTTATTGTGGAAGCCGAGGGACAAAAGACAGCCGGTGGCACAAGCGGCATAGCACCTGCAATGAAGTTTGTGCCACTGCGAGAAGCACAGCAACAGGATGCACAGTTCCAGGTTTACGACGAGCGCAACTGGGACAAGCTGGCTTCGAGCTTCCGTCTCCCACGCATGCTTGTTGGTCGCGACCGCGCCATCAATCGCGCAACAGCCTTGGCCGCCATGCGGTTTGGTGAAGAGCAAGTCTTCGAACCTATCCGCAACCAATTTGACGCGCTAATCAACCGACGCGTGTTGCCAGAACTTGGAGTGTTCTTCTGGACCTTCCGATCCAAGACACCGACAACGCGAGACCCAGAATTGCTAGCCGAAGTCATCGGGGCGATGGCCGATACGGGCGCGTTTACCGGTCGCGAAATTAGACAGTTGGCGCAAGATGTTTTCAACCACGAGTTCCCTGAAGTCGACGCGCCGTGGGCGAATGAACCATTCAAATTGTTCCTTGCGGGTTTACAGGGCGAGAAGAAAGTCGCTACCGAGAAACGGGCCGCCGCGCGAATTCAAAACGCGCGTGACCGGATGGACGCTGAAGGCGTTGATCCAGGTGATGAAGGGCACAACAGCGTAAAAACTGCAGGCAAAAACGGAACGGGCGTATCGAATGGCGCTGCCCCCGACATACAAGAGTCAGGGATAGAATTGCCCGGACTGGGTGACGATGTCTGATATTGATGCAGTAGTTTCCCAGCAATCTCGATTTGGGGAGGCACAACGCCTTGCAGAAAAGGGATTGTTTAGGTGTCGTGGTGGGTGCGATCGAACTTTGACAAGTGACGCTGGCGTATCGGTAAACCACCAAGGCGCCGTTGCGTTAGCGATTTGCTTTGACTGCCTCGGAAAGTCGGACGTAGTTATTTGTCGCGGTGCAACTGGCGTTGAAGTGAAGCTCCGCCCGCGGGGCGTAATCCTCGTCAGTACAGATTTACCCGAACCGCCAGCATAGACAGACGCGGCGCAGCTCCGTATCATCAAACCAGCATGGGCAAACTCGGCGTAGACTCGGAATCGTTCCGGCCATTAATCCGGCAACTTCCCGATCTCCAGCAGTTACAAAGCAAGCTGGAAACCGTGATCCAGGAGTCGTTCGTTCAAGACGCGCTGCGTGTACCAGGCAAGCAAATCGTCGGAACGAAAGCTGAGATCAAACATCGAACTGAGATTTGCTTGAAGTGGTTCCGTGTCCTGCGTGGCGACATGGGGTACACCGTCGACAAGGCGCTCGACTTCTTATCGTTGGCGCTTCGCAAGGAACTGGACGGTGAAAGTTGGGAGCCACCCAAGGACGTTACGGCATGGGGGCCTGACGCATTAAAGAGGATTCAATGAGCGCCAAGGATGTAATTGAGCGCGCCCGAAAAGCTGTTGCCGAGATTCGTAAATACGAACTGGTTGCAGACCCGCTTCCCACGATTCGAACACCGAACGCCGAAGTTACGGCTGCCTTGTTGAAGCAAAACGAATCTGTTGGGGTGCTGTCGCATATCGACCGGCGATCACGCGTGGGTAAACACCAGTTCCTCGTCTCTGATGCTGAGTCTGTAACACTTTCAGGCGAGCTTCCACGGGTTGTCGCGATCGTCACGACTGAGAAAGCGCACCGTTTTGACAGTGTCGATGCGCTACCCGATGAACTTCGGGCAACCATCGACCCGTTGACATTGGCTGATCACGAGAACGTGTCGCCTGTTTTTTACGTACCTGTAAAACTTGTCGCAGCGTTTGACCAAGCAGTCGTACTCAAGTTTGATGTACCGGGTACGGTTTTCGGACCCGAGATCGATCTCAGCAAAGTCGCGTTAGCCAAGCGGGAACTGACACGAACAACCGGCACAACAAACGGGCACAAACACGAAGCCGTTTTTGATAGTGAGACTGGCGATGGCCGAACAGGTGCGCCCACAAACAACCAAAAGGGGCACACCCACAGCATCGAGAACTTCAAGGTTTTGGAAGGCGATGAGGGGCACACACATTGGCTCGCAAAATCGCAAACGAAACAGGATGACGACGACAGCGCAAAGACTAACGTCCAGGGGGTTGAGCTAACCGCGGTTCAGAAGCTGCAGCGGCATGCGCTGTTCCACGAAATCCGATTGCTGAAGCGCGACACTATCGAGGAACGGTACGTGTTGGGCGTGGTTCTTGAACCAGAAGAAATTGACTCACAAGGTCATGTCTACGCTGAAGACGAGGTGCGTAAAGCCGCGCATGGTTTCCTTGAGATCCACGCGCGTATGGGCTTGATGCACAAGCAGGATGTCACAGGTAAAATCAAGATCTTAGAATCGTTTTTGTCCCCTGTTGCTATGGATATTGAAGGGGTCATAGTTAAGAAAGGCACCTGGCTGCTAGGCGCACGAATCGTGGATGACGAGCTGTGGGAAGGGGTTAAGAACGGGAAATTCAACGGTTGGTCAATCGGCGGTACCGCGATTGAGAGCGTTGAAGAACTTGACCAAATGCTTGCAGCGTTGACTGGATGACGGTTAAGATGTAAAGGTATCCAAGACTTCCTCGATGCCAACTGCACTCAGCGCGCGTGTCCAACGAGCTTTACAGAAAGCGAAACAAGTCATTGCCCGGCTGAGCGATTTTGAGATTGAAGAAGTATCTCTCGTAGACAGACCCGCAAACAAGCGACCATTCATCATCCGTAAAAGGGAGAATTCAATGCCCTCGCACAAAGCTGTTCACGTACTCAAGGGTCTTGCAACCCCTATGGAAACTTTGGCCACGGTCGTTGCAAAGTTGGATGCTGGCGCAACTGCGGAACAACTCAGCACCCTGCAAGACAAGGCAAAAGCATTGGCGGGTGAGCTTCGCGATTTGGTTCCTGACGCAACCGGTGAAGCGCTTGAAGGCAAAAACCTGTTGACCGAAACCGCAACCGCGGCGCTGGAAAAACTGACTGAGATTGCCGAGAAGCTGAAGGCTGAATCCCTCGATGACGAAGGGCTTGCGGCTGCGAAGAAGGACATTGCGGTTATCGCCGCGACCCTGGACAAACTGGGCGAGAAACAATCGACGGCTGCCGCAAGCGATGCGCCCGCAACGGATGACCCCCCAGCCGCTGACCCCGCACCGGCCTCAACCGAACCGCCTGCGACTGACGCACCGGCTGATGCAGCGGCTGACGCACCGGCTGACGCACCGGCTGACGCACCGGCAGGTGACCCCGCACCGGCTACAGAGTCGCCTGCGACTGACGTACTGACGGGCGCGGAAGTCCTCGTTGTTTCTGAGGAACTGGCCAAGGCTGCCGAGCTGATCGCCACTGAAAACATGACGCAAGAAGCCGCGGTTGAACTGGCCAAGCGGTTCGACGACACCTTCTTGCGGGGCGGCGTCACCATCGACACAGGTGACATGGCCATGCTGGAGAAAGTTGTCGGCATGATTGCCAGGGTGATGAGCGGCGACAAAGCCGACATCGCCAAGCGTGCTGAAGTTTTCAAAGCCGCTTTCACCGAGGTCGCCAGCGAACTACGCGATATTGGCAAGTCAGTCCAAGGCGCTGAAACCGTTGCGGTTTCTGTCTTCAAGCAGGCTTTAGGCTTGAAGTTGGCCGTGTCGCACCTGGCCAAAAACCTCGACCCAGCGAAGCCTGCAGAGGTTGCTGGCCTGAGCCCTGCCGATGTTGACGCAATGGTCAAGGCCAAGGTCGAAGCCAGCTTGGTAGCAGCAATCGCTACACAGGTGACACCGCTGGCCAAGCGCGTCGCGGATTTGGAAGCACAGAACAAAACCCTGATCGACAGCAACAAATCGCTGCGCCAGGAAGTGGAAAAGCGTGACGACGCGACCACACCGCCCCGCGGTTCATCCCCGGAGCCCACCGGGAATCAGGCTTCGAGCGAAGCCGATTTGTTCCCCCGGAGCTACAACAACTTCAACAACAACTGAAAACACGTTTTACCTCAGTAGACTTTTGCGAATAACCCCGTTAGAGTCAACGAGGCTAGGTCAAGAACCGGACTTCACCAGCACACCGAATTCAACGAACCGTCAAAGGAGCGCAACAGATGCCCACGGATAACCGCAAACTCTTGGCAAAAGCGGACCTCGACACCGCTGGTCTTGCCGCGGGTGGCTTGCTGCAACCGCAGCAGGCAGACCGCTTCTTCCGCGTCATGATCAAGTCGGCTGTGCTCATGCAGCAGATCAACGTCACGCCGATGCGTGGACCCAAAGAACGTCGTGACAAGACGCGCTTTGGTTCTCGCGTGCTGAAGCCTGGCGTCGAGTCGCAAGCATTGGCCCTGGCCGAGCGCTCGAAGCCGGATCTGAGTTTCATCGAGCTTGATGCCAAGCTGGTGAAAGCAGAAGTCCGGATGTCGGACGAAGTGCTTGAAGACCAAATCGAGCGCGGCGCGTATCAGCAAACCATCGTCGAGACGCTGGCAGCAGCCGTTGCTCGCGACATGGACTTCCTGATTTCGCAGGGAGACACCGCATCGGGCAACGCCCTGCTTGCAGTGCTTGATGGTTTCATCAAGCAGGCAACCAGCAACGTTGTCGCAGCGGGCGTCGTGAAGCTTTCAAAGGAAGCGCTTCGCGACATGTTGAAGACCATGCCCGACGAGTTCGTCTCGGACCGGTTGTGGTACTTCACCAACCGTCAAGCCATTGCGGATTACAACGATTCGCTGGCTGACCGCGCAACCTCACTGGGTGATGCGAAGGTGATGCAGGCGCAGGGCGTGCAGTCGGTCTACAACAACCTGCCCGTTGCGCAGGTGCCCGAGTTCCCCAATGCATTGGGCGGCGGCACCAACGAAACAGTCGTTCTCCTGACAGAACGCGAAAACATGCTCATGGGCATGCACCGCGATGTTCGTGTCCGCATGGGTGAAGACATCTCTGCAGGTCAGATCATCATCGTGGTCTCGATGCGGCTGGACGTGAAGTACATGCACGAGCCCGCAGTCGTGAAAGCGACCGGAATCCTGGGCGTCTAATCGCTCAAGGAAATTAGCCCATCACCTGACCAAATAAAACAGGAGACACCAAAATGGCCGTCACATCTACAGTCGTCAATCGAGGCGGAAAGCAACCGTCCGCTCCGCTGTTCCACGATCGCATCGATGTCGTCATGGATGCTTCATACCCCACGGGTGGTGAGGTGCTGGGCTTGCAAGCCCTCATCGGTGCAGGCAAGACAATCTTGTCTGTTGTTGGACGCGGCAAAATCACGTCGACGGGTTTGCCGTCAACGCGGTTCTACGAGTACAACACCCTCACCGACAAGTTGGTCGCGTTGACCGAAGCGCGAGCTGAAACAGCGGCTGCGGCTGACTTGTCACTCGAAACCGTCGAACTGTACGTCACCTCGTTCTAACCAACGAGGCCACAAGAAAGGTCTGACGGATGGCAACCATCAAAACAACCTTCGGCTCAGGTGGGTCGGGTCTGACGCCGAACAAGTCGGTAGGCACACCAAGCCTGGCAACGGCACTGCGTGACGTTGCTGATGACTTGGATGCCTTGTTCACCTCGATCACAGGTATCACAGCAAAGCTTGACGCGGATGCTACCGTTACCGATACCAACTACGCCGCGCTCCATGATCCGCCAGCGATGCTGACGATCAAGGGCTAACGCGCCCGTATTTGGTAACCGCACAGCGGTCGCCAGAAAATAAGACGCCCGGTTGGATTGACCAACCGGGCGTTTTCTTTTAATCTCACACTTGGAGGTCAAAATGCCAAAGGCACTATTTGCACGTGTAGCACCATTCGATCCCAAACGGGGACGGACAACAGTCAACGTTCACTGCGAAGGCACATTGTTTCGCGGTGGTGGACGGCCCATCTGGTACAAGGTTGGTAAACCACTAGCCGCCAAGCTGGTGGCGTATGAGCAACCAACAGGGGCGCCCATGTTTGAGATCGTTGACGAAGATGAGAAGGCTGCGCGCGACAAGCAGGAGGAAGCACGACGGCTTGTCGCCATGGGCATGATCTCAGAAACCGTCAACGACGTTGCTGCACCTCGTAAGCAAGAAATCGACTTGACGGGTGCGAACGCACGTACGGCTGCAATCCCAACGGCAGACACAGAACGCGGCGGGGATTTGACCACAGCAGAACTGTCAACCGGTCCTGTGATTGCGCCCGCGCCGCCGCCTTTCTTAGGCGAATAACCCGGCGCGCACATGCCGGACCAAAACTCAAAACCAAATGGCCAGTACGGGCGTGTCGACCGGGGTAGAGCGTACCGGCAGCTCGACAACGGAGAGGTTGAGGTACACGATCTCGATCTGTCTGCCTACCTTTCGATGCGTAACGTACCTTTAGCGTCAGCCGAGCGGTTCGGAAGAGAATTCCTTTTCCGGTTTAGTGATCCCGATAACCAGATTCCGGTGCTCACGGTACAATATGTGAACTCAGAATCGGCGCGGTTTGCTGACGCACAACGCCGGTTGCGCAAAGTTATCATCTCGCGCCCAAGAGACCCACGAGACCCAAGAGACAAGCCAAGATGGCCGGAGTCACAGTCGGAGAAACCGTAGACCGCAACAACCCGTTGCTGATCTTCGCGCATCAAATCCACGGGAAGCTCGTCGATGTCTTCGAGCTGAAACGGGAAGTGTTTGCCATTCCGGTCACGGGTTCGAAAACGTCCGCAATCGGAATCGTGACGTTAGACCTGACCGATACCGGACCAGGGATGAAAGTGGACACGGGTGTGTATGCCGCGGACATCGATGCGACGGGCCTAACCGTAGGTACGTATGAGATTGCGTGGACGTTCAAACGCGTAGATGTAACCTCACCTGAAGAAAAAGCTTTCACACGGTTTGAAGTTCTCGACGCCACTAAATTCCCAAGCGGACGTAGCTATCGTGGCTACGCAGACTCAGCCTTTCTGCGGGGTAAGACTGAGTTCTCCAGTACGTCTGCCACCGACATGCAGGTGGTAATCAACACCGCGTCGCGCGAAATCGAGCGTCTAACAGGTCGCCAGTTCGGCCTAAACTATGCAGTGCTTCGGTGGGACACAAAACAAACGCGTAACATTTTCTTGCAAGAGCCCATCATTGGCGTCAGTCGCGTTGAGATCGAGTCAGGCGTAAATGGTGTCAA